ACTGGTGGCGTGTACTCAGTCGCAACGTCTTAATTAGCGCCGGCAACGGCCCGACACGAAAGCAGGCAATATGCGTATCAAATTAAAACTGGTTCGTACAATAGGTGCAGAGCCCGAATATCTTTACACCACGTTGTTTAGTACAGCGTTGTGGGAAGAAAAGTTTAACAAAAAACCAATGGACGCCGAACAGTCTGGGTTTCGTGATTGGTCATTTTGGGCGTACACCGTGCTCAAAGTTAAAGGCGAAAAATTGCCAGATGATTTTATGAAATGGCTTGAAGAAAACCCAGAAATGACTTGTATACCTGAAGCAGATTTGACTAACCCAAACCCTACGGACGCGGCACCTATCGACGGCAATTAGCCGAAGTTTGTGCCGCAACAGGTTTCTGGCCTGAACAACAAATAACGTTTGGCGCACGCGACTTGCTTACAGTGATTACTATTGTAAACGAGCAACGAAAGCGGTAATTATGTCGGTATCAACAACCATTCAAGTGGTAGGGGTCAAAGACACTATTAACGCGCTCAAAAAGATTGACCCACAATTACAAAAAGACTTTAGAACAAAAGCCAATGAGATTGCCCAACCAGCAATTAACGCCGCAAAAGATGTTTATACGCAAGTGCCGTTGTCTGGTATGGCATACAAGTGGTCTAGTAAAGGACGTCAATTATTTCCATTTAAAGTGGACAAAGCTAAAAGCGGTGTAAAACTACGAATTGACACACGAAAAAATGCTGTAGGCGTAATTCTTATTGAACAAAAAGACCCTGCAACAGCAATTTTTGAAACTGCTGGCCGTGCTAACACAAACCGTTTAGGCGACTCGTTGGGTTTTGTCGGCACTGGTCGCACTCGACTTATTGGGCCAGCTGTATATAAAGCGCGGCGAGGCATTGAAAGTGAAATGGAAAAAATGATTTTAGATACAGCGCGCACAGTTAGGCAGGCAATGTAATGCTGTCTATTCCAATCATTTCAGAGTTTGACGGCAAAGGCATTGACAGAGCTATAACGGAATTTAAGCAATTAGAAGGGGCTGGAGAAAAAGCACAATTTGCAATTAAAAAAGCAGCAGTCCCAGCGGCGGCTGCACTGACAGGCATCGCTGTTATTCTTGGAGATGCAACAAAAGCGGCAATGGAAGACGCAGCAGAACAAGACCATTTAAAACTTATTTTAGAAAATACAACCGGCGCATCAGATGTTCAAGTGGCATCATTTGAAAATCAAATATCGGCAATGAGTCGAGCGTCAGGTATTGCCGACACCGACTATAGAAAAGCTTTTGAGACTTTAGTTATTGGTTCAAAAGATGCCACAACCGCTATGGACGATATGACTTTAGTGATGGATGTTGCACAGGGTCTACAAGTGGACTCTGCAACTGTTGCTGACGCGCTTTCCAAAGCATACGAAGGAAACTTTAAATCTCTCAAAACTTTGTCGCCAGAAATAAAAACAATGGTTGACAACGGAGCAGACTTAGACACAATTATGGCTGCACTTGGCGGCACCTTTGGTGGCGCAGTTGCAAGTAACGCTGATACAGCTGCAGGCAAAATGGCCATTTTAAAAAACTCAATTGCAGAAACCAAAGAAGGAATTGGAGCAGCTTTACTTCCAGTAATAGAAAAAGTGTTGCCGTATTTACAAAAGTTTGCTGATTGGGCACAAGAAAACCCAGAAAAATTTACGATGATTGCATCGGCTATTGGTTTGATTGCGGCTGCCATTGTGATAACTAACATTGCAATGGCTTTAAATCCATTTTCAATTATTGCAATTGGCGTTGGTTTGCTTGTCATTGCGCTAAAACTTGCTTACGACAAGTTTGAAATATTTAGAAAACTTGTAGACATTGTTTTTGACGCTTTGGTAACTGGTGGAAAATTTGTTTTTGACGGATTAACAAAGATATTTTCGGCGCTTTACGACGTTTTTAAAATACTCTTTAACGGCATCGCAAAACTTTGGAATAATACGGTGGGAAAATTGTCTTTTACAATTCCTAAATGGATACCGGTTATTGGCGGCAGTAGTTTTGAAGTGCCAAACATTCCGTACCTTGCCGAAGGCGGTATTGTCACCAGCCCAACATTGGCAATGATTGGTGAAGCAGGCCCAGAGGCAGTCATTCCGTTAAACGGCAAAAACAGCAATATGGGCGGCAACGTCACAATAAATATCACTGGCGGTATTTCATCTGCAGTCGACATTGGCCGAAGTGTTGTTGACGCGCTAACGCAATACTCACAAGTTTACGGGCCACTCAATTTGGCGATTAGATAATGGCTGGTTCAACCGTCATAACTGGCGGCACTTATTTGCTGGAATTGTCTACTGGTTACGACTCGTCAGCGTTTTATTTAGATGACTCAACATTAAACGGCACAGCTGTACTTGACGGCGACGGCACAGATTACGTTGACATCACCAACGTAGTGCAAAACATTGGTATTAGTCGAGGACGGCACAAGCCGTTAGATGTGTTCGGCCCCGGCACAATGTCTGTCAGCATCAGCGTGCCCAACACAAACCGCGCTTACGACCCGTTAAATACATCTAGCGCGTACTACAACCAGTTAACCAAACAGCCAGGACTAGCACCGTTGCGTCAAATCCGTTTAAGCCGTAACGGGGAATATTTGTTTACTGGTCGAGTGACAACATATAACCAGCAATACAGCATGGCTGGAATGACCAATTACCAGATACAAGCTGCAGACGACATTTATGTGTTGTCACAAGGCAGTTTGCCGGCTACGGCTACCAGTAGCGAAACCTCGTCAGCGCGCATTACAGCCGTTTTAACGGCCGCAGCGTACACGGGTACAACATCCCTTACAGCCAGCCCTACAGCCACGCTGGGGGCTTACACCATCGCTAGTGGCACCAACGTAAACGCCTATTTAAACCGTATTCAGCAGGCCGAGCAGGGCCGTATTTTTTGTAGTCGCACCAATGTCATAACAGCTCAGCCGCGTATCGGAACCACACTGGCAGCACCTACCGTCACATTTAACGACACCAATACTGCTACGCCGTACGACAACATCGTGGTGGAATTTGACCAGCAATCGGTCATTAACAACAGCAACATCACCATTGAGTCTGGCGGCACGTTACAAAACGCAACCGACGCCACATCCATTAGCCAGTACTTTACGCAGACCGAAGCAATTACAGACAGTTTGCTATCAAGCGACGCGCAAGCTGCCATACTGGCCAGTTACTTGCTGTATCCGATACCTAAACCCCGTTTTACCAACGTGTCAACCACATTTGCCAGTTTGACCGACGCCCAAAAAACGGCTTTAGCACCTATAGAAATTGGGCAAACCGTCACAATTACTAAATCGTTTGCCAGCGGTACGCCCACCACCGTCACACAGGATTTATCAGTTGAAGGCATAGACCATGTAATTGACATGAATACCGGGCACCGCATGAGCTTGTGGACATCACCAACCACCATACTTAACGACTTTATTTTAGGTGACATCACGTTTGGTGTGCTATCTACCACCAATGCGCTGGCATAGGATAAAGTACAACTATGGCAAACACACAAACAACCGTGCCACTATTTGTAGCCAATCAAGTATTGACCGCTGCACAACAAAACGCTAGTGCTGGCACAGGCGTGCCAGTGTTTGCTACAACCGTTACCCGTGATGCCGCATTTGGTGGCAGTAACAAAGCGTTGGCAGAGGGTCAACTTGCTTACATTGAGGCCAGCAATGTTGTGCAGTATTACGATGGCGCAGCGTGGGCTACGGTTGGGCCTGCAAGCGCGGGCGCATTGGTGCTAATAACGGCAGTTAGTTTTACTACGCAAACAACTGTAAGCATGGCAGCAGGAACATTTACAAGCACTTACAAAAATTATATGGTCGTACTTGACCATCAGCCAGGCGGAAGCGGTACTGATGCAGTTACCTACCGTTTTAACTCAGCAGGTACACCTAGAACGGCCGCTAATTATTATGGGTCAAAAAGTTTTATCGCGTCTAGCGGTACACAAACATTAACTGGCGCATCATCTGCAACATCTTTGCCTATGGGTCAGTCTGGCGGTACTACTGGCGGCGGCGG